CTCTCCCGAAGAGGAAGCTACATTTACTACTATGGTAAATGGCGGTTCATTTGTAGAAGAAATAGCAGATGCGCTAGGCAAATCTGTTAACTCTATCAGAGGAAAGGCACTCAGCCTGCTAAGAAGTGGCGATATTAACGCTATACCTAAGCAAAAAGAAACTAAAGGTTCTAGCAAAGCTGATCCTTTAGCTGAAGTTAATGATATCGACAACATGACTGTTGAAGCTATTGCTGACGAAATTGGCAAAACTGTAAGAGGAGTTAAAACTATGTTGACAAGACGTGGTTTAACATGTTCCGACTACGACGGAGCCGCAAGAAAAGAGAAAGCTTCTAGCTAGATCTTTTTAAAAATCTGAGCAGGGGATTATCCTCTGCTCTTTTCATATCTGGGAGGGTAGCGAATTGAACTTAACTTCAGCCTTGTTGAAGCAAATTATTATGCAGGAAGATTTTGACTCTTGGGGCAACCTTAGAGAAAACTATCTTTCAGCTGAGTATCAGTCTCTTTATAGAGTCATGGATACTCATATTAAAAATTTCAATCAGCTCCCTACCTTTGATGACCTTAAACTATCCATTCGTGATAGAAAGCTACAAGAAAAAGTATTTGCAATCGAAGCCGTCGAGGTAGATATCGACGCGTGGGTTTTGCTCGAGTACTTAAAAAATGAATACACACAAGTAGAAATACTAGATGAACTAGATAAATTCATTGATAAGACTGTAGCAATATCTTCGGCAGAAGAAAACGTTGAAGCAATCCAACAGATTGTTTTAGATGTGGGCGAACGAGTAGACCTCAAAGCTCCCGAAGAAAACATGCAAACAATTCCTTTGTTTGATTCAGATAAAGACCTCAAACGATTCTTACCTTTAGGTTTGAATGATGAGTACGACCAAACACTTAAATTCTCACCTAGAGATTTAATACTAGTAGGTGGTCGTAGGGGTGCAGGTAAGTCTATCACTTGTTGTAACATTGCTAATAATGTTTATGAACAAGGAAAGAGTTCCCTCTACTTCACCATAGAGATGGACAGTCGTTCCATACTACAAAGAATGTGCTCGTTAGGAGCGCGTATTCCTATTTCCCGATTAGCTACTAAAAACTTAACAACTGTTGAGTGGGATAGAGTAGCTCAGTGGTGGGCAGGAAGATTTGAAGGTGGAGAGCTATTATTACCTGAGTTTAATCAGACAAGAGACTTTGATGCATTTCATACTAAACTTCAAACTAATCCTTTACATAAGGATAAGCAACTTGATATTGTGTATGACCCTGTACTAAGTCTTTCTAGAATCCGTCAGGAGTTAGAAAGTAAAGTATCACAAAGAGATTATGGAGTTATTGTAGTTGATTACTTAAACCAAGTAAAAAGAAGCAATGCCCCTAGTCGCGGAGGACAATATGACTGGACAGAGCAAATAGAAGTAAGTAAGACTCTGAAAAGTATAGCACAGGAATATGAGATTCCTGTGTTTGCCCCTTACCAAACCGATAATACAGGTGAGGCAAGGTTTGCAAAAGGTATTCTTGATGCAGCAGATGCAGCCTTTACATTAGAGACATGGTCACCAGAAGATGAAGCCATTACCTTTAACTGTACTAAAATGAGAAGTGCAAAGATGGAAGGATTCACAAGTGTAATGGACTGGGAAACACTAAAGATAGGCCCTCAGTCCACCATGAATCCCAAAGAAAAAGAAGATATAAAAGACAGCCTATCTACTGGAGAAGATATACATGACGCAATATAATGATTTAATCATAGAAAAAGCAAAAGAACTAGAAGCCGAAGAGTGGGGCAATCAAGTAAACTACATACACGCTAGTAATGGTGTTATGGAGATTGCTTATAATAACGGACTCAAGAGATTTGAAGAAACTAAACCTAATGGCAAAACTTGGACAGAAGGTGAAGTTATTAATGAGGAAACTCTATTTCAGTCTTTTGGTAGATGGCTTGCAGACCAACGTGGCAAGTGATAGAATAGGACATAAGTCCGCAGAATTAGTAGGTGTACCTCCCTTTGAGATAAGAGAAGTTACTACAGATTTTTTATTAGAGCAACCACAAATTGAGAAGAACATAATGAATGTTCCTCTTAATAAAGCTCTCATGAGGAGTATAGAAAGGAATGGTATAGCCAATCCTTTTCTCTCCATGAAAATGTGGTATCCATTAGCTGGTAGTCAAAGACTACGAGTTGTGGCTGAAATAAAGAAGGACAATCCAGACTTTAACTTGAACGTAGTAGTTCATAGATTTTTAGAGGATTGGCACAATTGTTTTTATCTATGGCCAGATGAAGATTTTAGAAGTAAAGCTATTGCTATTTGGTTTCAAACCCAAGAAGTAGTATTTAAATCACTTTACTATAGACAAGCTGTAGATATAGACGGAACTGAAATGACCGAGTATGAAGATATCGGTGAACAACTGAAATGGAGTAGAGATGGAAAACCTAGAGGAAGCATTAATGGAGATTAGTATAATATTAGTCCCTATCTTATTTATTTTCTTTATCGGAGGTTTAATCTTCGGATAATGAGAGTAGACGAACTATTACAAGAACAACGATTAGAGTTCAAAGTCTCAGGTAGAGACTATTTAGTTAAATGCTTAAACCCTGACCACGAGGATAGTAATCCTAGTATGCGTGTTGATAATATCACAGGTATATTTAATTGCTTTGCTTGTGGTTTCAGAGGTAATGTATTCAAACATTTCGGTGCTGCAGCAAACTTTCTAGAGATTAAGAGACAAAAGTTGAAAGAATCTATTAATGAAACTCGCTCAGCAAGTATAGGATTCGAGTTCCCCAAAGGTTTTGCTCCATATGTGGGCAACTGGAGGGGTATTCGACCAGAGACATATAAGCATTTCGAAGCTTTTATGCATCACGACTCGCAATTCAACGGAAGAGTTGTATTCCCAGTTCGTGATATAACAGGAAAGGTGGTAGCTTTCAACGGTCGACATATGACCATGACTGAGATACCCAAATATCTCATCTACCCTCCACAAGCAAAGCTACCGCTTTACCCTTCTACAGTTAACCCTATCAAAGGTAGGGTTATCTTAGTAGAGGGAATATTTGACATGATTAATTTATATGATAAAGGTTTATCAAATGCAATCTGTTGTTTTGGGACACGAAATATAGATGCAGATAAACTTGCTATTCTTAAAATGCAGAACGTAGAAGGAGTAGATATCATGTTTGACGGAGATGAGGCAGGCCAAACAGCTGCCGAAGAAATAAAAGGGTTAGCAGACAGAGTAGGACTAACCTCTAGGAATATAAACCTAGGAAATCACATAGACCCAGGCGGTCTACCAGAAATAAAAGTAGCAGATTTAAGGAAACGTTTATATACTTCTTGACATCGCGTTTAGAATTTGATATAATATATATAATAAAAAAAGGAAAGAAATGACAAATATAGCATTAATAGAATCCAAAACCAGTAGAACTAACTGGGAGGATAGATTTGACAATAATTTTGAGATAGACAGATATGCTCTATGCTCGGACAGTAGTAAGAAAAAGATTCTTAAAGCTGATGTAGATATCGACATAGATATAGACGCTTACGAGTGGATTATTGTAGTCGGCTCAGAAGCACTGAAGTTCTACACTAGTGTGAATTCTATAACAGAGTATAGTGGTAAGTGTGTAGACGATAAGTTTCTACCCGTAATTAACCCTGCTATGTTATCTTTCAAGCCAGAGGCAAAACCTCTATGGGATAAAAGTAAGTCTAATGTCATAGACTACATTAACGGCGATTTAAAAACAATGAGCTTAGACGAAGATAAGTGTTATGGTATTCAAGATACAGCACAGCTACACAAGTTTTTACAAGCCGCACTCGACCACCCTAACAAATATGTAGGATTAGATTCAGAAACAACTGGACTATACCCGAGAGATGGACATATGTTAGGTATGAGTATTTCCTATGAGAAAGACCATGGTGCATACATTGACACAGAGTGTGTTGATGAAGTAGCAGAACAAATGCTACAAGAATTATTCGATAAGAAGATAATAATATTCCACAATGCAAAGTTTGACTTAGCGTTCTTCGAGTATCATTTCAACTTTACTTTCCCTAACTTCGAAGATACGATGTTATTACACTATTGTCTAGACGAAGTACCAGGGGGTCATGGACTAAAACAATTAGCTATGGAACATACTCTTTATGGAGACTATGAGAAACCAATGTATGATTGGATAGACAACTACAAGAAACAAAACAGAGTACTCAAAGCAGACTTTCAATGGGGTGCAATTCCTTTTGATGTAATGAAAGTATATGCATCTATGGACGCAGTAGTAACACTATTAGTATTTGAGAAGTTATACCCAGCAGTTAGAAAGAATGCAAAGCTATTCAGTGTGTATGAGAATATACTTATACCTGGCTGTAGAATGTTAACAGACATTCAAGATAATGGTGTACCCTTCGATAAGTTAAGACTACTTAAAGGTAGAGACTTAATGCAGAATGATATTGATGAAGCAGTAGAAGAACTCTATAAGTTTCCAGCAGTTAAAAGTTTCGAAACAGTAAAAGAAAAACAATTCAATCCTAACAGTACAGTGCAACTAAGGCAACTACTGTTCGATTTTGTAGGGTTAAAGCCTACAGGCAAAAAGACTGGTACAGGTGCAGACTCAACAGATGCCGAAGTATTAAAAGAGTTATCCGAACAACATGAGATACCAGCACACATTCTTTCTATTAGACAGAAGTCTAAGATTAAGAATACCTATTTAGACAAAATATATCCACAATTAGATAAAGACAGTAGACTACGTACAGGTTTCAACCTGCACGGCACAACCTCTGGCAGACTATCTTCTAGTGGAAAGATGAACATGCAACAGATACCTAGAGATAATCCAATAGTGAAAGGCTGTATCAAAGCCGCTCCAGGTCATAAGATTGTTGCAATGGATTTAACAACCGCAGAAGTTTATGTTGCTGCTGTGCTTGCTGATGATAAGAACCTAATGAATGTATTTAAGACTGGTGGTAATTTCCACAGTAGTATTGCTAAGTTAGTATTTAATTTACCCTGTGGGGCAGAAGATGTTGCAGAACATTACTCCACAGAAAGACAAGCAGCTAAGGCTGTTACCTTTGGCATAATGTATGGTGCTGGTTCCAATAAAATATCACAGCAAGTCACAGCTGATTCAGGTACTAGATTTACTAAGAATCAGGCACAGGAAGTTATTGATGATTACTTTCAACAGTTCCACAAACTCAAAGCATGGCTAGACAAGAGTAGTAAGTTTATTATGGATAATGGATTCATATATGGTGCAACAGGCAGAAAGAGACGACTACCGAATGTAAACTCTGACAATCAAGGAATACAGAGTCATGAAGTAAGGTCTGGACTAAATTTCTTAGTGCAGTCTGTAGCTTCTGATATTAATCTACTAGGTGCTATTGATATGAACGCCTACATTAAAACAAAAGGTATGAAAGCAAAAATCTTTGCATTAGTACACGATTCAATTCTAGCAGAAGTACCAGAAGATGAGATAGAGTTGTACTCAGAAAAGTTACAAGATTTCATTCAACAAGATAGAGGATTTAGTATCCCCGGAACTCCTGTAGGTTGTGACTTTGATATTGGTGATGACTACTCGTTTGGGAAGTTTGAAGCCAAGTATGATATATGATAAGATAAAGTTTCCTGTTTTCACAGTACACACAGATGAAATAATATTTATAGATGGTATACTCTGGGTGGGTAATCAAGTACTAGATGATACTAATATGAAAGGTAAGAGTCTCGGTATGAGAAGATTACAGACTCCAATGACTAGTATATATCCTTTGAAGTATATGATAAAAAACATTCGGTCTTACCTTGACCATCAAGGTAAGTACTATATAGATACTACAGGAAGATTCTTTAGAAAGATAAAAACAACTAAAGTAGAACTAAAGTATCACAAAATAATAAAAGTAGAACAAAAAGAAGTAGTAAGTGTACTATGGGTAAAAGATTGCCCCTTTCCATTTACTATTGATAGACCTATCGCAGATAGTGAAACATGGGTGGGATTATTATACAGACAAGGCTTGCCTTGGTTAGTGTATGATACATCACCTGAAAAGAAAAAGAA